TGTGGGTACTACGATATGTTACGAAATTGTTACAAGATCGTAATTCCCCACGATTGTATACAATGTGCAAGATAAAAACAATCGCTGTCCGAAGATCAGACAGCGATTGAACAAACACCGGATCATGCTGGAATGATATATTTGGCAATTGCTTCCGGAAGTGAAGCCACCTGATTAATGAGATAATGTGCAAACGCACTATATCCCAGATCGTTATAGTGCGGTGAATTAGATCCAGACAGATTCGGATAATAATGGTATTTCAAATCGGTTAATTCTTTGTTTTCGATATACGCACATCCAAACCTTTCCGCGATTTGCTGAATCACTGAATTAGTGGTTTCTAGATTCGTGCTTGCATAACACTTTACCAACAAAACACGCGCGCCAACATCTTTGAATTTCTGCACAATCTTAGCATAACATCCAGTGTTATTATTTGCCCAGGTTGCTGGATCTGTATTTGCAGGAGCATCATTAGCAAGTGTATCAGTCAGACCGCCATTTGTTCCAAGATAAATAATAGCAAGCTGGTTTTCTTTTGCTACTATATCGCCTGCGTATGCATTCCACCAATTTGCAGCGGTATATCCGGGTCTGGCGAATTGTACAGTTGGTGTCCCTGTTTCCTTTTCAATGACGCGCGGATACGGGTTGTATGCCTGTCTGCTAGTTGCTGCACCGGTATAAACCTGACCAAATGTCAGCGAGTCACCGCAGCACGTAATATTAGAGAATGCAGTTAAAACAGGGAGTTGTGCGGAAAGATTTTCCGCGGTTTCTACGGTCTTCCAATCTCTCCAGCTTGTATAGTATGAACGGAAAAAGATAAACGGGTTAGGCCCTTCAGCTACCGCAATCTGTCCTTTGATTACAGTCTGATCAGGAACACCGCAAAACGTGAAGATTGTACCGACAAAACCGTCAACGGGTACGTGATTATTTTCTTTAGTGAAGATTCCCTGATTAACGTTTATAAAAGTATTTGTAGGCAGTTCGTTTGCATCGTTGTTGAATTCTCCTATTGCTTTCAAAATAATAGTATTATTTCCGTTTCGTGCCTGACAGCTTCCATTTATAGCGGTTCTGACCGCGATGCACTTAGAACCGGACAATATAGGCAGAACGGTTTTATTCAGCGTTGCTTCATGTCGGGTTTCATCCATAGCATAATCCGTAATTGAAACCGGAAAATGATCATACCATGCATACAGATCACCGCCGGTTATTTGAATTTTAGAAAGCTCGTCAGTTTTGAAAATATGGATCATGAAATTTCCGGTTATTAATTGACCTGCTGCATTAATACTACCATTCATTGTGGTATCATCCAAATCGAAGAAATAAAATGCGTCTTCTTCCATTTCCAGCAGCTTTTCATTAACTGTTGAGGTTGTTGCTGTGACCGTAACCATTTCATTGGTGTTTGATCTGATCACGATATAATTCGCTGCAGCCGGTTTAATAAGAATAGTTCCGTTTAGTGTATCTTCATGCCTGGCTGAGTCTACGGCAACACTTCCGTAAGTCGGATCAGTTGCGTACCATCCATACAAATGACCACCTGTCACTTTAATGTTGTCCATACCGGTTATATTGGCATATGACAGCTTGAAACTGTTATTTGTGATTATCTGTCCGGAGCCGTCAATTGATCCTGTTCCAGTTTTGTAAACAGTATTTATATTGATAACATTCTGGTCAACCAGTTCATTTCTGGTATCTGTTGCCAGTTTAGAAAGCTCACTGTAATCCTGCGGAATATTCTGAATTACTTCTGCGGTCTTCTGATTAATATAATCGGTAAAGGCTGTTTCATTTTCCGCGAGAATAGCATCAAGATAATTCTGATGGTTTGTATACCATGCATTCAGATCCGCAAGTGCGCTGGCCAGTTCCTGCGCGATGTCTTCAGAATGCGTATCATACCACGCTTGAAGAGCAGCTTCCAGAGTATCAGCTTTTTCCTGTAACTCTTCAAGGCCGGTTTCCTTCAAATTAACAAGGGAAGTTTCGCCTTCCTCAATAAGCTGCTGAATATTCGTATACTGCTCCAGGAAGTCCTTTGCAATTTTGATAATCCAGTCCAGATTCAATTCGTGAAGATTGGTATAGGGGAAATTTTCGAAAAGCGCCATTACAATCTCTCCTTTCTTTAATAAACCAGTAAGCAAAACCTATTTTTGAAACTATCCACAATAATTGGGATCACATTAATAATTTTAGCTACTTCCAGCTCCTGCGTCAACATATCTTGACTGGTCATTGTTCCAATATTGCCATAGGATTTCAGGGTCCGGCTGCTCTCTCCGGCATGATCAATCTTTTCTCCGTGGGTCATGGTTTCGGTTCCGGTTTCGGTACTTGTGACGGTACTATCTTCGGTTCCGGTTTCGGTCTTTCCATAAGTTGTGGTATCTGTCGTGTTATGAGTCGTTGTATCTGTCCGGCCATAAGTATTGGTATTCGAGAAAGACGCATCAGTATCAGAGGTTTGACCATATTCTGTAGTAGTCTTGTCTTTGTCCGTCCACGGCCCATTATCGAAACCGTTTACCTGGACCGTAGAAACATCCGAACCACCCTTTTCCTCGCTGCCTGTGCTGGTTCCTGATGCAGTATCAGTTCCCCCGGCTGCGGTTGTTTCGGTTCCGGTCCGGGCCAGTCGATCAGATCCACCGTTTGACAATGTGGTATCGGTATCTGTTGTCTGGCTGCCGGATCTGCTGTGCTGGGTCTGATCGCTGCCGGAATGCGTCTCTGCTCTGCTGTCTTCCACGGTTTCTGTTTCGGTCCGATGATAATTTTCTATAGGATCATATTCCAGAAGAGACGCATTGTAAACGCGCTGCCAATACGGCAGCTCCTTCCTGGACCAGATGCCAATCATGGTTTTCATAACGGTAGGAGCAGGATAAAGGATTTCAAATTCCGCGCATTCTGCGAGTATTGAATCTTTGACGGTTTCCTTCTGGTCATCAGAAAATCCGTTCGGGAAAGACATCATATCGAAAATCGTGTTATCATGCTGCCAGAGTCCCATTATAGACATAGTGGCGCCCAAGCTCATTACTGTTCACCATCCTTTCCATCAGTCCAGGCGTCTCGGATATCCTGCTGAGGATCCACGCGCCAATCTACTGCAAGAGAAAGATCAAACATTTTATTAGCTTTCTCAATATCTTCCTGGAGTATTTCCAACCATTGCGATGCCAGTGCGCTTGTTTGGACATTGTTACTGTTTACTTCATCGGTGATCAGTCTCTCTCTTTTATCGGTATTTGCATTCGGAATACCGATCTTTGTGCAAAATTCCGCTTCGATCTTCCGAAGATCGGAAAGTAAATCAGATGTGATATACATCTCTTTGATATGCTGCGTGAATGGAAACCAGCTGGGGGAACCGTCTTCCGAAAGAAGATTTTTATCAACAACTACAGCCGGATCCCCTTCCGACATTTTATCATACATTTTCTTTAATGCTTCGGCCCTGGCTTTATTTTCTGCACCGAAAACAGTAGCTGATTTTGTATTTACCAGGTTAACCCCCATTGCTTCGGAAGCAAGCGCCATCTGATCAGCATAGTAGCCCACAAGATCACAAATGGAACTATAGTCGGGCTGAAGATGCAGCAGCACACAATCACGGTTTATATATCGGGTCAGCGTTTCCCGGATCAAGGGATTAGTTACAATCACATAGGAAGGACGATAATATAAATTATATCCACCAGGCGCGCATTGCTGGCAAATGGTTCCAAATTCGTCAGTGTTAAGGATTGAGATAAATCCATATCCATACAGAACATGCTTAAAATAATTTTTATCCCATTCGTCCGGAAGGGTCCATTTGAAAACAGACATTGCAATCTGGAAAAGATACTTAAAGAAGTACCGGCGCAGCCTTGTGTTTTTAACATGGACCGTTGACGGTGATCTGCTGGCGTTATATAGATTTTCCAGCTTATACGTGAATTCTGACATTTATACCACCTCTCCTTTTGATAAAATTAGTATACACCCAGATGGAATTTAGGTGTAGTGTATCATAGTAATAACGTGCTTTTTCCTGACGGAGCTGCGTATCTACACCACCCTTTTCGTATAGATACTGAAAGACTTTTGCAAGCTGTTCCGGCGTATCGGTTGACTGGGTATAAATCTCCCAATCATAATCAACACCGTCAACCCTTCCATGATCAAATTGAATATCTTCGTCAAATTCGTTTTGCAGCCTTAAACACTGACAGTCACCATCATACCAGTTGTAATTGCTGCCGGTTGTGTTGTTTAGCCGGATAACAAAACTAATGTATTTGTTTCCGATTGGTGGATAAGATGCGTCTGTATATCCGGTCCATTGCACAAGCCCGACTCCGTGAGTTGTGTCAATCAGGTTTAAAGCTTCCTGATTAGTCAGAAGAGTATGCACCCCTCTTCCTTCGATCAGCGCCGGATTCAGTGACGATTCCACCCACATATTCCCCAGGATTCCGCACACGGATTCCTGGGTCCAGCCCAGACGCATTAAATTAGTAAAAACTTTTTGTGCATTTACATCTCTGTGCGCGGATGAAAGATATGTATCTGTACTGATCCAATAACCGTTATATAATTCTGCATCCATCTTTTCACCTACTCAAAGAAGAATCCATTAGACAGGAAGCTTGCTATCTGCTGCCTCTCCTGCGCTGTGCAGTTTATCGACACATCGGGAGTATCTACCATTATAAATCCTGGTATGGTGGAAAGCTGCCGGACCTTACATAGTGGCCTTCCCTTTTGTGTGTTGTCATCATCTGCAATGATGCGGAATTTTTCCACCAGGTAAGGCCAACATTGCAGCGCTGCCATGCTGCCGGATTGACCGCTTGTCTGCAGCTGGCCAACCGGATTGTGTATTGCGTCTGCAATGCTGCTTTCAGCAACGGATGGAAGATCAAGAACAGTTTGCCAGATTCCTGCAGCTTTGTCGATTGTACTTGTAAGGCCCTTTGTATTTTTGCTGAATGCAGTCATAACACCAGCAACAGCATTTGTGGCAAGAACGTTTCCGGTCTGAAAAATATCTACAGAATTCTGTGCCAGTTGGATCGGTATGCCAAGATTGGCATGTTGCCGGGATAAAAGACCAACAGACAAATAGTCTGATCCTGATAGACGAGTATGTACTACTTCAAGTAGCGCATCACCGAAAATTCCATCAATTGACAGATCCAGCCTGATCCTGTCCCCGGCGTTTATGCTGTCATCATTAAGCGGTATGGATCCGAAACAAGGATAATACAGCATTCGGTCCGTATACGGGGAATGATTACAGAACATCCCTCTTGCGCTGCTTTGAGGATGGTATCTTAACTCCATGCTATAACTTTGAGTTGTCGTATACCCATTTGAGTTGATCCGGTATCCCTGGATCGGATCACCGCTTTCCGGCGCTGGGGGAGTCCACCAACCGAATGAAATGGTTTCCAGCGTTTTAAAAGAGGAAGGTATATACGATGCCGGCAGCGGAATCCATGTGCATGATACAATGTATTGGAAAGGATTGTACATTGTCTTAAGCAGCTCTGCCGGAACGATACCAGTAACGGTTGGAAGATCCAGACCGGCGTTAGTAATGAAATCATCCGACATCATATAGGCTTTTAGTCTGGCCATCTGTGCCGCGGTCATTTGATAATAAGTAATGGCCCCCTGGGCTGCTGTCCCAGATTTGGAGATAATCCCGATCACCCAATAACCGCCCAGCCAGGTTTTCTGCAGCGGAAAATCAGATGTGATAACTCTGGAATATACATCTGTTTGCGCGGTTGTTGGATATTGTGTATCTATCACGCTGCCGTCCTTTTCATAGGATGATCGCAGCACATATTCAGACAAATTTCCTATGGTTGTTCGGAAAGTAGCAAGTACATCCTCTATACAAGAGATTTCCCACAATCCATTTTTCCATACCCAATCTGTAATAAAATAATACTTCGCAAAATGGGCAATATGGCAATAATTCCAGAGCGGATTTATGTTGGTAGGAAAGCCCCTGATCTGCAGCACCGGCGAAAGGATCGAGCAGTCATCTTTAAGATCACATGCAAGCAGCGTTCCGGCTGTGCTGGGCAGCAACGTACTGTTCTGGCGCTTTTCCATTTGCCAGAATGTAATATTAATCATGGCAACACCTCATTATAAATATAGGGGATGGATGGAAGATCCATCCATCCCCAGGAAGGAAGGAAGATGAAAAAGGAACCGCTTAGTCCAGGGTGAGAAGAATACCTTTCTCAGTCGGGTCAAAAACCACTTTTTGCTTGGCATGAACATTCAAATTTCTGTAGAGCCCTTTTGTATTCAGGCCCGTAGAAAGTACGCGCCGGTCAGTGATCGCCATGCCCATCATATCACGGTCAAAAATAATTCCGGCGACATTGGAAACGGTTGTGGGATCACCGGTAACAACAGCACCGGCAGCGGAAGTATAAACCGGCGTCACCTTCACCTGATCACGCGTGCTGATGCTCTGCCAGTATGCAATGCTTTCAACATCCGCGTAACGAAGGAAGTTTTCATGATACGTATCCGCCAGAACGCGCGCGTCCATCTGCCGGAGAAGAGGCGAGAACATGTAAACACGCTGGAATTCAAGCGGAGTATGACGGAGAACCGGTTTGCCAGTGATAACCGTCTGAAACTGCAAGGAATTGTGCGTCATCAAGTCGGTCAGTTCGGCAACACGCGCAAACATCCACTTTGTAAACGCGTCAAAATTTTCGGGCTTGTATAGATCGGTAAGCGTGAAAGACTCTTGGGTCAATTCATTATATTCCGTCAGGAGATGAACGTTTCGACTTGCATTGTTTTCCGCTTTCAGCGCGCCGATTGCATTGCAAAGCAACCCCCGGCGAAGAGCTTCGTTGGACATTTCCAGACGATTCGACAGATTCGTCATAATCAGCGTGAGGAAGGAACCAAGCTGTTCCGGACCAGAGAAAGCCGTTTCAAGCTGATCTTCAAAAATGGTCATCTCGTCAAAATAAACCGAAGCGCCGTAGAAGTTCGTCTGCAAAATGTTCGGCTTTTTGATCGTCCACATGTCGATAGCTTCGCCGTCACCGGTCGCCGGGTTCTGGCTGCCGTCATACGTTGCCGGCCATGCATACGCAGGATCATCCTTCCAATCGGAATCTGCAATGGAAAGCTTCCGCATCATTGCACCCCACTGGGGGATATCCATCTGCAGCCCATCCAGCTTAGCGGAATAGGGACGAATCGAAAAGATTGTCCGGGTCAGAATATTAGAGATTGCATTCATGACTGCATCCCGATCAGCGCGAAGAGCAGTCTGGGCCACGGAAACGAAACTTGCGGTATCCGTGGGAGTAATCATGCTCTGGCCAGTTGCCTGGTGTACAATTTCGTTAAGAACGGCGGAAACCTGTTCAAAAGTAAGAGTGTTGACAGCCATTATTTATCATCCTTTCTATTAATGGTCGGACGGATAATGCTCGCCAGAGCATCATCCACTTGTTTAGTAATGGGGTCCGGATCGGTAAGGATCATCTTATTATTAACATTACTCACCTGGATTGTTTTGATCAAGGTGGCAATGGACGTTTCCAGCTTATCCAGGCGCTGGGTCGTCTGATCAGGTTTCTGCTCCGGCTCCTGCTTCTGTTCCTGTTCTGGCTCCTTCTTCTGCTCCGGCTCCTTCTTCTGTTCCTGCTCCTGCTTCTGTTCCTGTTCCGACTTCGGCTTCTGCTCCGTCTGGGGCTGGGGATCACCGGAAAGAGCAGCAATCTCTTCCTTAGTATATCCTGCGTCAATTAGCTTCAGAATTTCTTCAACCTTCATCCGTTTACCATCCCTTCCAAATCATTCAGCAGTTGTCTGATGCTATCCAACGTTTTAACAATTGCGTCATAATTATTATAATGTTCCTGGTATCCAAAATCAAGATACTTGCAAAGTCCAATCCGGTTATACTTGTCAATGGTACTTTGTCCAACTCCGTCTCGCTTACTGGTCCGGGTGCTATCTCGAACAATATCATCCCCGACATAAATACCGATATGCTTATAATCCCCCATGCCATCAGTATATCCGCGAGAAACCTCACCCCCTTTATCATCCCATTTGAAAGCCCAGGCCCCCAGGGGGATAGAACCAAATTTGGCAATCGCGTCCTCTTTGGTCCCGACCCAGCTGCAAGCGGTCCGGGCAATGTGGTTTGATCCTCTCCAATTATAAGAAGAACCGTCATCGCGCCGGATGCCCAGATCAGACAGAACACGTTCAACAAATCCCTGGCAATCTAATGTATCATATGTGATTTTATCATACTTCGGATTTTTAGCTTCCGATGCATATTGTTTACCGGTCCGATACACCATCAATTTTCACCTTCGATTTTGTCAAGAAGTTTTTGAATTACCATGGTATTATTATTGATCGCTTCCGTAATCTTGTTTTCCTGGCTATGAATCGCATCATTAAAACTGATCTTCATATCATTGATCGTTTCGGTCAACTTTGCGCTTTCTTCCTTGTGTGCTTTTTGCTCGCTTTGCAACATCAGGAACATGGCCACCGCGCTGGCAATCGGAAAACCTACCGTTTGGATTATTGTTATAATGTCCTGCATTTTTCGTCTTTCTCCCTTCACATAAATAATCATCACAAATGGCACAACCGCCAGGAGCATCGCACAATCTGATAATATCACCCCCATAAAGAAGGGCGGTGATCCTTCTTCGTGACATCGCCATGCCGTCCCCGGGCTTCCGGCCCTTGCGTGGGGGAGAAGGAACACCGCCCTATTAATCATACCATATTATTCCGGGTTTACCAACTGGAAGTTGACATATTTATTGCCCTTCTGGCTCGTGTTGATCACAATCGTGATTTCTGGCTTTTCCTCATCAGGAAGATTCCCGAAGGCTCCGATATACGTCCCGAATTTTTCAATAAACGCCTGGACCTCGGTCTTGTAAAAAGTCTTATCATTGCCATTGTAAATCACCAGCACATGATGCTCTTTACCATCTCTGCCGGTATAACTGTGTGTATGATAGGCCACCGGCTTGATAATCATACCTTCGCAGTCTTTGAGGTTCGCGTGTTTGTCGTTCATTGCGCTGAAGATCTGGATAGGGTTAAGTTCCATAATAGATACCTTCCTTCTGGGCTTATGCCCTAAATTTGTATAATCAGTATAATATAATATAATTACAAAAATGTAAAATAATTTACATCAATCCGATCATTTCACGGAAAATCAATTCAACCTCATAAGACTCAAAAACAATATTTTTGTAAATCATGTAGTACGTTCTCATTAGATAATAATCTTGTTGAAACATTTTTAATTCAATTCCGTAAGGATCATAATAGGGAGATGGGCAAACCGTAGAAGATACATAATATTTGCGATCAGACTTATGTTTATAGATTCCAATCTCACCGATAGAAACTATATGCGTATACTCCCGAAGCGGTTCTGATCTGATATTTGTTTCATCCGTCCGAAAAGCATTATCAAGCGCCATTTGGACAAAATCTGTACTTGCATTTTTATAAAGCACTGTATCCGCTTTCCTGGCGCTGACTGGTGAATGCAGCAGCAGCACCAGCAGCAGCGTTTTATCCTGTGATCGCCATACCATTTGATCACCTCGGATCATATTTAAAGCCCTTTTCATTAAACGCCATCCTGCAAAGTAAGGATTTGCGATCCGGTTAGCGTTTCCCAGGAGAAAACATTGCACCGGTTTTTCTCCCAGCAATTCACGGTTTCTGTTCACGGTTTCATAAAAGTTTTGAAAAGCAGCAAACTCTTCTTTCAATGGTCTTTCACCTTCGGATGCTATGAATTCATCAAACACTATATAATCATAGTCCGAAAAATCTATACCTCTCAAATTAGCCACAACAGAAAGCGCAACACCAACCGCGACAATTTCAGAATTTTTATCACCAACTCTAAAAGCAACCGTTCCCCCAGCTGGATATGGTTTGATACTCATATTAAGATCAGTATTAAGACGTTTAAAAGGATTGCCGGTTTCCTTCTTGCATTCGTCAAGCTGGCTCTTCAAGCGTCTGAGATAAATAAACTTCTTTTTATCCAGGATCAGTTTTTTGAAAAGGCCGTATGTCTTACCAACACCGCGAGCGCCGACAACCGCCTTGATCGGCTCCGGCTGCGTTTCGATATAATCCCAATCCACCCAACCTTCTCTTGTGTATAATTTCATTTCATCAGCTTCTTTCTTCCTTATAATCTCGATACAATGATATCTCATTCAATAGAGCAGCGTAATCCTTGGAATACGTCATTTTATAAGTAGTTGGGACAATGGCAACATTTTTTCCGATATGAACAGATTTCCCTGTTTCCGGGTCCGTATAATCATAATCATCAAAATCATTATAAACTGCCATTGTTCCACCGGCTTTGCGCCAGACCATACCAGGCTTAAAGCGCCGTAAACAGCGAAGCTCTTCCACCGCGAAGGGGATGCCGGTATTATCATTAATTTGTTTGGTAACACCGGCACAAGTGACACCTAAATGTCCGTCTTTCAGAAAAGCATAACGCTTTGCGCCCTGGGTGATAAACTTAGTGTAAAAAGCATCTTCCTCAAATAGTCCGATATAATGTCTTTTTCCGTTCATATCATCTGCATAAGCCCCGGCCCGGATCGCATTTTCCTTTAATTTTGCGTTCAGCTTTTCAATGGGCACCGGCCCCAACGTTTTGACGGAATCGGTATCACAGTAGACAATCTTATCACCACAAAGTCTAATGGCATCCTGCAGCTGCTTCCTGGCATAAGCGGTCGTATACCTAATATACACCCCATTGATAAGGAAAAGCTGCATTTTTCAATGCTTTCTGTACTTCAGCAGCCGTCATATTATCATAGGATGTATGTTTATAATCACTTCCTTTCTGTTTTGCTTCTTCCGTTCCGGCGATATAGATAATCGTCTGATGGATCGGATCGGTGGCACTCATGCCATTTAGTAGATGGCATTTAACATGTTTTTACTTTTCATGTACATGTAAGCGCCATCTTCTGAATCATCCCCTTTCAATTTGGTTTTCTTCACATAATAATCCAGGATAACCTTTCTGTATTCTGGATATAGATAATCTTTCTTTGCAATCATGGCGCATTTAACATCACATGCCGGTCTGATCTGGTTCCCTTCATCATCAACATCGGGAACACATGTATACTGATCCAGGATGATATCAAGATCAATCTCAGTACAACTGATTTTCACATATGGAGCGGAAAGGATTCTGCCATTGTCAAGCTTGAATCCGGCTTCTGCTTCGCATCTGGATAAACTGATATAGGGGATCGGTTCATCAGGATTTTTCAACCGCAAATTACAGAAACCGTATGTTCCTACTACTGCATATCCCAACCCGATATAATATGCGACTTTTTCCCAGGTCGGTTTTTCAATCCACTTAAAAGGCCCCATTGGAAATTTTTGTGTTAGTTGCTGCGTAGGATAACAGGAAGCGATATCGTAGGAATATATACCATCTGCCTGATCAGTTAATCCAGGAAGAATCCTGTTGACCATATATCTGTTCGCATGAGTATTTCCACCGCGAAAAGCCTGTCGAAGAAGCTTGTATATTTCCATATCACCCACCTTTTTACCATCTTCATCTTCTCTTGTTCTCCATGGCTTCATTGCCAACAGATCCAGATAATGATTTTTTAAAGCAGCCTTACATTCCCGGCGAACATAACCTGTTGACGTGAGCGGAAGAGTGTGCAGCGTATCATTGTTTTTATCAAGCCGGTAATGCATGCAAGCAACCAAACTTTCAACATCTACAGTTGTATACTCATCCTCATAATCCGTCAATTCTGTCCAGGGGAACCTGATCTTGTCATAATCATATTTCTGTCCAGAAAGCTTATTCTTGACTCCGCATTGCTTCGTGAGAGCAGCCAGTGATAAATTAGTCTGCATATAACTACATCTGAATTCATATGCATTGAACATCCGAAAATATAACGGCTTCCGCTCATCCCGAAAAAAGCATTCCTCATCCGTAAAATGATATAAACCAGAAATATGAGCGAATTCGAATGCTGCATTATGAATAAAGGATACCAGCATCGGACATTTGGCAAGCTTCTTTTCTTTCCCATACTCCGCAAGCGCTTTATGAATAACGTCCATGCAGGAAAACCAATCTTCCCAGGTCCGGCCCTTAATCAAAAAATCTTCAATCTGCCACATCCAGATATACATAAAGGAAGAAAATGCTGTCGTATCGGTCTTCTCCGCTCCTGGTCTTCTGATCGTGGACGTTTCAATGTCAAACGCTGCCACAACATCCACCAATTCCGGACGACCCTTCTTCCTCTGGCGCTTTTCACGGGGGACGATACCATGTTCACGGAAAAAGCTGAGCCAGTTTACATGATGATAATCAACTAACATTACTTTTTCTTACCCTTCTTTACGTATTTCTTCCAGACTCTTTCTAAAAACTCAATATCTACACCAAATTTATTAGTATCTTCTTTGTCCTTCCATAATCTTTTTTGATCGGCAATAAATTTTTCAAAATCTTTTTGTATATCAGTACTACTGACACCATTCTTTCTTAGTTCTGCATAATCTTCTATAATTGTCGATATAATATATCTTTGCTTATAATCAGCCTGGGAAAAACGATAATCCATATAAGCAACAAATTGTTTAGCTTCCCGACCAGTAAGATTTCCAATGTATGTCGCAAGCTCTTGTTTTCTAACATCTGAACTTTTCGCCCATGCTTTTCTAACAGTTTCGAGAGCTTTCAAATATGATAAGTAAGTATTTTTCTTTACTTCGTTTTTAGCTTCTTTTTCAACTGCTTTCCTTGCACGATACCGTCTGTTGCTTTTACGCTTACGCTGCTTTTTCTCTTCTTCGGTAAGCTTGCTCACCTTCGGAACAGGCGGCAGCTCCAACCGAAATGGAGCTGCGCCGGCTTTAATGCCTTGAATACCAGATCCCGGAGATTCAAGGAAGCGCTGGATCTGGATCATGTACGCGCCCGGATCATCTGCTTTTTTTAATTCCGCGACAGTAGGAAGTTTTACCAATGGCATAAGACCTTGAGCAGCAGCACGTTCGATACGCTTCCTCGCTATGGACCGAAGACGAGAATACTCTTTGTAATCTATTTTTTTCATCTCTTACACCTCACTTTAATTCATTATCTACAGATACCACAATCGCTCTGAATGTCATCTGCCGGACCAGCTGCCGGAGCTTGAGCAGGGGTTTACCAGAATGAATCTGATCAGCATTATAATAGGTAACAATCTTATAATACCAGACACCATGCATCTTGTAGTCTTTCCTGATCTGGATCCTGTCCGACCAATCGCGCAGCATATACCAATGATTTATATCTGGTTTGTCACCGGTTCCCCATTCAAGTCCCAGAACCTTGGCCATCGTCTTTCATCTCCTCTTTCATGATCCTGACAAATTTCCTACATCCGTAAAGAGTTCCATAAAATAATTTATTTCCATGTTTGTCAATAACATAGCCATGGCGCTTATCAGTCCGGAAAATCCTGAGTATCATATTAATTGATCCCCCTTTACAATGTAAGTATAAGTTTTCGTGTCTATGCTGCTGACAGCAATCGTGCAAACGTCACGTAATTTAACAAAACCAGATTTAATTTTATTACCATGATAAACATCTGTAAGTACACCATATTCAATATGACATACTCCATGACTATAATACCGCTGATGACCATATTCTCCGCGCATTTCACGTATCGCACCTCTAATTAAAGACTTAAAACTACTATTATACAGAGTAACACCATGCTGACAACGTGCTCTATATAACACCATTGTTCTAATAATCATATTAATCCAACTCCTTACAATCATAAAACAGTAAAATACTCACCATATTTTTCATAATGCTTAACAGCATAGCTGGCCAAGAAAACAAGTGGCGTTGTTGGAGCCAGATCCCGGTGCAACTCTTCGCGCAACTCATCATCCATCAAATTAACAGCTTGAACAAATAAACCTTCATTAATAACACCTTCTGCCCAAATAAGAATCCAGGAATATTCTGACATATCCATATTAATCCACACTCCTAAATCCATCATTTAGTAACCAGAACCGAAGATCAGCAATATCCCAAGTATCATAGTATTCATGATTCCACAACCGTTTTGCATCACTAACAACATACCGGATCCAGAGCAAACCTCTTTCATCACGCAAGATCCGCACAAGTTTACCTGTTTTAGTAAGCGCCGTCATAATCAGTTCCATTGTCTATCCAACCTTCCTTTCTAATATATTGGTCCCTTCAAGTATGATACCAAAATAATCTTACAGCATTATTATCAAATTATTACACGAATGTAATACTTTATCTCATCATGTATTTTCTTTGCATATTGTATACAATCGTGGGGAATTACGATCTTGTAACAATTTCGTAACATATCGTAGTACCCAC